GGCACCATACCAACTAGCTATAAGATTTTTAGGACATGCTAGTCACGAAGCAGCGTTTATCACAGTACCAAACACCGATAAATTCATTCATATGAAAATTCTCGATATGCAAATGAAAGTGACAAAACGTGGTACTGAATATGAAATAAATGCTTATCCTTGGAACGAAGGAGGCATGTCTAGAACATTCAACGAATTAAAAACTGATCTTACTATTCAGTGTGATAAAGACGGTCCGTTCAAAGTAAAAGATTTACTAAAGTTTGCTGAAAAAAGTATGAAAAAAGTTTTAAACGATAAACTTAAAGACGATAAAACTAGAAAGCAAACAGTAACAAATGCACACGAAATAGAAATCTGTTTCCCTCCTCCTCCAGGAGACAGCGATAGTGATGGAAACGAAATTGGAGAAGCTGATCTAGGATTAAATCAATATAACAGAGCTGATACGCCATTTGCTAAAGACGGTGCAACTTATGAAAACGGTGTTTTTAAACGAGGAAATTTGTCTATTAATGTAAAGAATGGCGATTACAAATTTGCCAAAGGTGCTACAGTACAAGATGTTATTAATCAAGTATTATTATCTAGCGATTACGCTAGAAAAGCTTTAGAAAATCCAGGTACTTGGGTAAACTGGTGGCGTGTTGAAACTAGATATCATAACATATCTAGTGAAGATACTAAAACAGGTGAAAAGGCTAAAAAGGTAATATTTAGAGTTGTACCTTATAAAGTTGATGCTGCTAAATTTTTCCCTCCTAACACTAAAACTGCTGATCCTCCTCCGGTACGAGATTTATATTGGTTGTACACAGGAAAAAATCACGATATTTTAGATTGGAATATTGATTACAAACTAGCATTTTATAGAGCACACAATGCCGACGGCGGCGCAAACTCTGATGATAAAAATCTAGCTAACAGATCTAGTAATGCAGCACCAGTTAGATCGGGAAATAAACCTCCTGATACAGAACCGAGCGGTCAAACAGGACCAGAAGTTGTTAGGAGAGATGCTAACCAGTCAATGACAGGACTTTTTGGTGGAGCCTCATTTGATGATGCTGCAACTGTTGCAGCAAGACAGTTCCATGACATAATCACTAAGTCATATGATATGTTAAATCTTGAATTGACTATTTTAGGAGATCCCTTCTTATTAGGTGACAGCGGTATGGGTAATTTTTACGTTACTGATGGTAGTTGTATGCCGTGGCATGAAGGAGAACAATATTTAAAGTTAACTTTTAGAATGCCTGAAGATCTTAACACTGATTCGGGTCTTTATGATTTTGGCGGAGAAGGTAAACCTGTTAGAGAATTTAGCGGATATTACAAAATACAATCAGTTGATAGTAGTTTTGTAAGAGGAAAATTTACACAAAAATTACAATTGATTAAAAAGTTGGGTATTGTCGACGCCGGTGGCGGCCAGTTTCCAGAAAAAGAACCTATGCCAGATAGTCAAGAAATTTACGTTCCATAAAGGTTGTTATGCCACAAGAAGAAAGAAAAGGTGCGAATTATTCAACACCAAATCCAGGACCATTTTTAGCTAAAGTTGTCAGCCACCTTGATCCTTCATATATGGGATCATTGGAAGTACAGCTATTACATGAATCTGGTAACGATGAAGATAGAGAAGGTCAATTACGAGTAGTTAAACATCTTAATCCTTTTTACGGAACTACTAGTCTAGAGTTTGTAGGAGAGAGCCCTGATACACATAATGAAACACAAAAAGCTTATGGTATGTGGTTTGTGCCTCCTGACATTGGTACAATTGTAGCGTGTATCTTTATCAACGGCGACACACGTAAAGGGTATTGGTTTGGTTGTGTTCAAGACGAGGATATGGATTTTAGTATTCCTGGTTTTGCAGCTACTGAATATGTAGTTGATGATAGTAGACAAACCGATAAAGAAAAATCAAGAGTTCCTACAACAGAATACAACAAAATAATCCATCCTGAAGTACAAAGCGATACTACTAAAAAATTAAAACCAGAACATCCGTTTGCCAAAGCACTTGAAGATCAAGGACTGTTAAAAGATGATATAAGAGGTATCACTACTTCTAGCGGTCGACGTGAAGTACCTAGTATGGTGTTTGGCATTTCAACTCCGGGACCTACTGACAAAACAGGTAAGCAGGGTAAAGTTGGTAAACACGAACATAAAGTGGCAGCAGCATTTATAAGTCGACTAGGTGGTTCAAGTTTTGTTATGGATGATGGTGATGACAAGTGGGAGCGCAAAACTTTACCTACAGATGGTCCGCCAGAATATGTATCTGTTGAAGCAGGTGAGACTGCACTAAGAGATAGACCACATAATGAACTTATACGATTGCGTACAAGGACAGGACACCAAATTCTACTACACAATAGTGAAGATTTAATTTACATTGGTAACAGTCGAGGCACTGCATGGATAGAAATAACCAGCGATGGTAAAATTGATATCTTTGCAGAAGACAGCATTAGTTTTAGAACTAAACAAGATTTTAATTTTTATGCAGATCGTGACATTAATATGGAAGCAGGCCGTAACTTTAACACAAAAGTTAAAGGTGAAAAACATACCCATGTTATTGGAGATCAAATTTTAATTGTTGACGGTAATCAAAAAATTCAAATTAAAAAAGATGTAGACGAAACATTTGAACAAAATTACAAACAACACGTTAAACAAGATGTAGATAAACTATACGATCAAAATTACAAACATCATGTTAAACAACAAGTAGATAAGTTATATGAAAAAGACTTCCGGCATACTGTTTATAATAGTGTAATTGAAAACTTTGTCACACAAAGCGGCACAGTTAAAACAACCACAGGCGGTAACACTGATGTTATTGTAAATGGTAACATCAGAATAACGCACAACGGTACATTTGATCACACAGTTACTGGACACAGAAAACTTACAACTGGCGGCGGTCTAGATATTAATACTACAGGTGATAATAAATTTACTGCTAGTACTAACACACAAGTTAAATCTGGCAACAGCAACATTATTGATGCTCCTCAACTTTTATATAGCCCTGGTAGTACAGGTGGTACTAGCAATGCAAGTGTTGCTGCTATTGCAGCCGCTGCCTCTGGGGGACCTGATGCGGCAGCTGCTGAAGAAGCTGGATTACCTCAAAGATTAAAACTTCATACAATTGTTGATTTGCCAGGACAAGACAAATGGCAAGATTTAACTAGTACTGAATCTATTGTGCGTAGAATGCCTACACCAGAACCTTATCCGCATCATGAAAATTTAGATCCTATAAAGTTTAAACCTGCAGAAACTGATAGGGATAAAGATGGTAGATATGAATCTACGGACGGTGAAGAATTAAATGAACAAAGTGACTTTACTAGTGACATGAATGAACCTGCTAGTTCTTGGCGTGAATACAGTACCGCTACAGATACCTTTAGAAAAGAAGGTTAAATACTATTATGTCTGCACTAGGTCGTCTTTACGATAAAATTAACATACAAGGGCAAAATCAAGTTCAGGTTGCCCCAAAATCTAAAACTTACAAAGGTTTTAGTACAGTTTCTCCATCTGCAGAAAGTTTTGCTCTTTATGACTTGTTTCTTATTAAACAAGACTTATTAAATCATTTTCATATTCGACTAGGGGAAAAGTTAGAAAATCCAGAATTTGGAACTATAATTTGGGACGTTCTTTTTGATCCGCTTACTGACGAATTAAAAGAACTAATAGCAAAAAATGTTGAAACTATTTGTAACTATGATCCTAGAATTAGAGCAGAACAGATTATAGTCACTGCTTACGAAACCGGTATACAAGTAGAATGTACATTAGTTTATTTTCCTTATAACATACAAGAATTCATTCAATTTAAATTTGATCAAGCTAACGGATTAATAGCTTAACATTAAATACTCACTTAATTACATACGCTAAATACTGAATAATTGGGAAGTCGTATGTCAACAACTGATAGACAAAATAGACTGCTGGTAGCAGAAGACTGGAAACGTATCTATCAAAGTTTCCGAAATGCAGATTTTCAAAGTTACGATTTTGAAAATCTACGCAGAGTTATGGTTAGTTATATTCGTGAAAACTATCCAGAAGATTTTAATGATTATATCGAATCAAGTGAGTACCTAGCTCTTATCGACCTTATTGCATTTTTAGGTCAAAGCTTAGCCTTCCGTATAGATCTTAATGCTAGAGATAACTTTTTAGAATTAGCAGAGCGTAGAGAAAGTGTACTAAGATTAGCACAACTGCTAAGTTATAACGCTAAAAGAAATATTGCTGCTAGCGGACTATTAAAGTTTGTAACTGTAAACACTAGTCAAGTTGTTTATGATAGCAATGGTAAAAATCTTTCAGGCCAAACAGTACAATGGAATGACCCTAGTAATCCAAATTGGTATGATCAATTTATTAAAGTTATAAATGCAGCACTTCCCGCCACGCGACAATTTGGTAACCCTGACGATAAAGGTATAATCTATGGTATACCTACA